GACGGCTCGGCATACTCTTTTAGCCGAGTTATTGTCGGATGATGCTTGGAAATTGGTTGTCCGCCTTTTTCCTGCTGTGGAACAAGATGATCAAGTTGATGGAATGATCAATTGGGCTATTGCTGAACAATTGAAGGGTCTTGACCAGCGGAAAGCGTTTCAGCTGGCTACTCAAGACGAAGTCATGGCTCATAACGAATTTAATCGCAATTTCGGGAAGAATTATCTCGAAGATGAAGAAGGTCCTTGGTGGTGGCGTTGGTTCAGTCCACCCATTTTCTTCATTTGGCGATGGCTTTATCCATTATTATTGTTCTTTTTCGTGATGACGATAGAGTTGCCCAACGCGACGAATTTTCTAGCGCGCGTTCTTGGTTGGATTTTGTTGGAGTTACCTCCCATTCTCTTTGGTACGTTTGGTTGGACTCCCAATCCTCTCTATTGGCCACACGTTTTAGGTGCTTGCCTGTTCAGTCCAGTTTTTGAGGAAGTTGCGAAACGACATGTCTACGCTTGGTTCATTCCTGAATTAGAGCTTGGAATGCGTTTGGCTTCCTCTGGGGCGTCCCGTGGGGTTTTTCTAGCTTACCTCATGCATTGGACGACGCGATTTATGCCCCTCGAGTGGGCCATTGTGACTCACATGGCTTGGAACACACTCGCTTGGTGGACACAAGCGCGAGGATTTGTGATGGCGGGTCAAGATTGGCGCCATTTCAAAGCGCGTTGGCATGAAGGATGGCCAACTTCGCGTTTCATTCTCGATGCTTATATGGGTCTCGCGCCTTTCGATCCTTTGGACGGCCGCGTTCCTAGAGCGGCGGCCTTCGGACCTCTGAGAGAGCGCTGTACCTTGTTAGTGGTAAGAGGGAGGACTCCCGCCTGGGTTGATGACCGAGAGTCTTTCACATGGCATATTTTGCCCCACAATGTTCCTTGTTATCAACCCAAGCGTACTGACTACAATCTGTACATGGTTGCTGCCATGCGCATCCTTCCTCCTCCCCCGTTAGATCCGGATGACCAAACTGAAGCTTGGAATCGTTTTCATGGTTGGTTCGATATGCGCCATCTTTTGGTGCCTGAACCTGAGTTGCTTCATGAAGATTTGGTTGCCGATTGGATCTTGCACTTCGACGATGGTCGCAAGAAGGGGTTGTATACACTCGCCTGGCGGATGGTCTGTGAAAACGGATTTGAGCTAGTCGAGTCGAAGGTGTGCAGTACTGAGTTGATGGTCAAGGTCGATGAGTTGTTGTTTCGCATTGATGGGGAAGGCGAGGTCTCATGTAAACCCCGTGCCATCGCGAATGTGGATAACGCTGTGCAAATAATGGTGGGCCCCCCAGTTTATGCTGCCCAAAAACGCTTGGCCTATCAATGGTCTGTGCACAGCGTCCCTTATCCTTTTGAAGACATTCTCATTTGGCCCGTCTACGCTGGCATGGTGCGTGACCATGACTTGGACATTTGGCTGACTCGTCTTCATGAGTTCATTTCCATTGCTTTAGCCGCTGATAAATGTTTGATAGCGGTTTTGGTATGTGGAGACGATTCTTTAGTCTGCATTGTCCATCATGGGCGTATTGTGTGGATTGAGGCTGACGCGAGCATGTATGATCAGTCTCAATCTATTGGTCCCCTGGAATTTGAGCACATGATGCTCCGATGGCTTGGAGTGCCAAGGTCTACCACCAATATCTTAAGGAAGCTTAGTGCCAATGTGTTTCGTTTGTCCTTTAAGCATGGGCCTAGAATGAAGATCGAGAAAGACGGTCGTCCCATGCGTGATACTGGTGGTGTTGATACTTCGGTTGGAAATTCCTTAGTCATGTTAGCGGCATGGATTTTTAGTTATTTGCGATATGGTTTAGAGTTCCAGGTAGGTTTCGTGGAACTTGGGTTTGATATGAAATATCGCTGCCGCGACACTTTCCAGGGTTTGACTTTTTTGAAGGGCTTGTGGTATCCCGTTGCCAGTGGTTGGCGTTGGGGCCCCTTGCCTTCTCGTCTTCTTAAAGTTGGAAAAATGTGGCAAGATCCCAGGAGTTTGTACAATGGTGATCTGTCTGAAGCTGCCGGCGCTTTCATTGCCGACATGGCCACGTCTTTAAGATTTTTCCTTCGTGTTCCGGGGCTCCGGGCTTTCGTCGATCGTTATGCGCGCGAGAAGTTCGTGCGCGGTCCTTTGAAAGAGTGGCAAGTAGAGGCTGCTTCAAAGACGACGGAAGACATTGAGATTGAAGGGATTCATATCCTCAATGAGCGTTATGGGTGTACCGATACAGATTGGGACACTCTGGAAGCACTTTATCGCGATTCGAGCGTTTTTACGTTCTTGTGCCATCCGTTGTTTGGACGGATGGCAATTCGCGATTACTGTTGAGCCCTGAAGACGAGGGGAGGATTTCCTCCCCTCGTGACCTGGACATGTCGTTAAACTGTCCCGCCAAGTATTTTCCAGACTTGGTGAGTTGGCTGCTTTAAAGCTCCGTTACCTCAGCGGTCACATGGGGCGGGTCGCTACCTTGTGATGCCGACATACACCAGACCACAGTCGCCTTCATGGTTTCTTA